TCCATATTTGACTGAATAAATTCCATAAAATTATTTTTTACCGGAGTACCATTAGGGCCCTGCATGATTTCATCAATTAATTCCTGATTCTCTAATGACTTGTATTTCACATAAGTCTGTTTCTTTTCCTTTTGAATCCTACGGATAAAGGCATAATAGATAATCTGAGTGAAATATGCAAATGGATTGCTCGACTTTTCTGGATTGAAATTGTCGATATACAAAAGACAGTTTTCTATACCATCAGATATCATTTCATCTTTGTAAGTATAATTGATAAAATTAGGTTTGTAGGATAGATGTTGTGCAATTTTCATAATGCACTCCCCGATATAGTTAGGCACTCTTGGCCTCTCGGTCTCTTTTTCTAATGCATTTTTCACTTCATCTTTGTAAACAATCATTGCAGCCAACAATTGCTTGTTGTCAACATAGTGATTTCTTTTCTGTTTTTTTGCCATAACATATCCTTGTCAATATAATTACTCTATAATACCACAGAAAAAACATCATGTCAATAGAAAATAATTTTGTTTTTCTTCTTGACAGGGTAAGATTTCGGTGTTACAATAGGTATGTATACCTTTAAAGAATATTATTAATGATATACTTTATTGGTATTGAGAATTTCCATATAGTCCTCAAATGTGACTTCTGGTTCATTTGCAATTTCATTCTTCTCTAGGCCTAGAGAAGAATCATGTTTTTTTCTGTTGATTATAGATATGTAATGATCTAATACAGAACCATCGGGATCGTTACAACTAATAATATCATTCAAAGATATTCTAGTTTCATCATCACAAGAAAATTGCAACCAATCTACTAATGTAGAGCTTAACTCTCCGTTCGATGGATTCAAAAAAGATTTAATCTCAAATGGATTTTCAAATATCCAATAATTAGCACCTTCTCTATCTTCTCGGATATTTGTTATAATTATTTCTTTTGTAGTTAATCTAATTATTTTAGGTGTTGACATTTTTTTTCCTTATTAATCATAAAGATTTATCTCATTTATTTTGAACTCAAACTTTTCTTCGTTGTAAATATTTATTCTCTCATAGAAATGTCTTATTGCAAAATTCATATACGTTTTATACCTCAAATCGTCTGCTATGTCATATAATACAGCAGATGTTTTTTCATTTCCCTTACGCAAACCCCGGCCTATAGATTGTAAATTTCTAATCCTACTTTTTGAAGGAGAAGTAAATACTACGTTGTGCAAGTTTCTTATATTTATGCCGGTTGAAAAGGTGCCATATGAGGCGACAATGATTGCATTACTTTCTAGCTCGGTTGTATGTCTTATTTCTTCTCTTACATCCGCCTTTACATTCCCACTTACAAAAAATACCTTTCTACCTTCTTCTGCGGCATCTTCTATCATTTTGTGCATCGGTATGCCATGTTTTTCGACAAAGTTATATAAAACTAATGTATTACCTTTCAGTGTCAATGTCAAGTCTTTAATAAAGGCCATACGTCTTGGATTTGTTACGATCCATTCAACTTCATCAGAATATTTGAGAGTTTTTATATATTTACAATCTTCGGGTTTGTATTTGAGAACAATCGAATTGATTCTGAAATCGGCAAGAGTTTTGCTGTCGATCAAAGCTTTGGTTGTGGTCACCTGTTTTACATCGCCAAACATACCAGATAAAACCAGTTTATGAGTTTTCGTGCCGTCCAGTGTACCAGTTGTGCCAAATCTATATTTGCAGTTTGTCATTTTGTCCATAATTTTATTCAGTGAGTTGGCCTTGAATAAATGACATTCATCGCCTATGACAACTCCAAACTGATCGAAATAGTCAAATCCCATTTTATAGATAGACTGCCAAGTTGATATGACAACTTTCTTATCTGTATTTTTGTCAATACCGGCAGATATTTTATGACAATACTTTTCGACATTCCATCCATAGTCTTTAAAGTCGCCATACATTTGTTGCACAAGCGACACAGTGGGAACAATGATTAAAATTTTCTTTGACTTTACTTTTGGATGCATATTGTAAAATCTACATAAGGTATAGATAATCAATGACTTGCCAGACGCAGTGGGCGACACCAGAAGCGTCCTATTGTTTACAATGGAGTGATGTATGGCGTCTAATTGATAGTCTCTATAACCTATCGGTTTCCCTTGGCTGTGGGGGTTTATGTGTCGTACTAACTCAGCCAGATTTTCTATTGAAAAATTTGTATCCGTCAAATCGTTTTCAAATTCTACAATGTAATTATTTTTTCTGCAAAAGTAATCGAGATGATTCAACAGTCCAAGATATAATTTTCTATTGATAGGATTGAACATCCGTATCTTACCGTCCCATACTTTATTTTTAAAAGACGGCATAAACTCGGCGCCCGGCACTTTGAATGTGAAATAGTCCACCAATTCTTTTAACATGTGAAATTCCGAGGCATCTATTTCGACATGCACCTCGTTTAATTTTTTCACGAAAAATCTACTCATTAATTGCCCTCAATAAATTTCTTATAGTCTATATAATTTTTAATTGTCCACTTTTTTTGATCTATAAGAATATCTAAAGTCTTGTCTATTAACTGTATGAGTTGTTTCAATATTAATAAATTCTTTTTGGATTTGACAATATCTAAATCGCTATCAGTCCAGACATGCAGATCTGCTTTCAAAATCTTCGTGCCTTCGATCTCCCAACCCTTTGCAAGAATTTCATCTTCGGATAGTTTTCCAGTGTAGTATTTTGTTTTCTCGGCCACAACAATTCTATGGTCGAGTTCTAAAAATTGATATTTTGTCTGATAAACCTGTTGATATGTCATCCACTTACCAATCAAATTTTGATTGTGTGGTAACTCTTCTTCTAGCCTTAAAAAATTGATTTTAATGTCCGTTTCAGACTCCTTCATCAACTCAGCCATTTTCACTGTGTATTTTTCGTCCATAATGTTCTTTCAAAAATAATTATATAAGAGTTTCAACTTCATAATGTTGGTACATAAAATCAGCAGTACACATAGGAACTTGGGCGTCCGTTTCTACTGTTGATATTGGAATATCACCTAGATTTATAGGAAATGCATTAAACATATTAAATTTTAAAATTGGTTTAGAATAGTTGTCATGAATCAATATTGTTAGGTCACAAGTTATTTGGCTACTATCTGCTCTATTAACTTGATGTGGTAAAACACCATATTGTTGTAAACTGGTAGGAAATCCTAATGCAATCATCCAATTAAATATTTCTTTCCAATTTTCCATATGTTCGTCAATTAAAAATGATATTGCAATTGGAGAAAATATCAGTTTATCGCCAGGTTCTGGTTGTCTAATAAATGGAGTTTCTATTTGAGCTTCACCTAATGTAATGCCCGGCAAACTAACAGATTGGATATATTCATTGACACTCGGCGCCAAAGGGATGTCCATTTGAAATACTTGAGTGTTTAGGTAATTCATATTTGATACAGACGTGTCCATTATTCTCTCCTAATTACACTACTATTTAGTCATAAAAAAAGGGGGGATAAAAATCCCCCCAAAGTTCCTGCATTATATGTTGCAGTTTTTTTCTTAGTTGATGTTTGTGATTTTGAACAAACGATAATACTGATTACCAGTTGCATGTGATTGCGCGGCAGTACTTGCATCGCGTGCTCCACCAGCAAATGGGTTAGCAACCATACCGTAACGGGTTTTGAAACCAATTTTTGGTTGGAATGTGTTCTCACCAACGGCGCGAACCATTTGCATTGGAACGTATGGGCAATAGAAGAGACCTGCATCATAAGCAGATGAACCTTTATAACCAACCATTGCAAAGTCGTGTGCGCCGGCAGCGTCAAAGTATGGGTCGATATATACTCTGAAACGTCCATTAAGAACACCTGCAAATGTTGAACCTGTATCATCAGAAACAATACCATTGTTATTCATTTGTGGTTCATATGAAAGCAATCCTGTCATCGCCATAGCAGAAGCAACATCAGCAGAACATACAATCAGATTACCTTTACCGCGGCGGGTTTGTTTGGCAATCACGTTTGCTTCACGTTCCATTTGCATCATCAGACCTTTGAATTTTTCAGCCTTCCAACGACCATCTGCATCAACGGCAAGATCGAATTGACCTTTATCTTCGGTTTGTGCTTGACAACCCAATTTTGCATTGTCATACAGTGTACGCAGAACTTCGCGGTTGATTTCTGCATTGATTTCTGTCGATAGAATTGTTGACAGTTCTGACTCTGCATCCAGACCGTGTACAGCCTTCAAGTCTTGCGACAATTCAGTTGTGTACTCTGCCTTGAGTGCGCGAGTTTTTGCAGTAACCGAAGTGCGTTCGATTGAGAAGGACATTTGATTAAAGTGACCATCAGCAGTAAACTGGTTTGCAGTACCTTGACCAAGTGCTTCACCATCAGCAGTTGAACCTGGCCCACCAGTTTTATAATCAGCTACAACTTCAGTCAATACGTCAGCAACAATAGTAGAACCAGCAAACGGGTCAGTACCAGTGTGGGTAACGCCACTTGAACTCGAATCACCAGAAAATCCGGTGTCTGCTTCATCATGCAGAGCTTCAGTACCTTGTGTTCCATAACGCGAACGCATTGCAAAGATCAAACC